GCACGGTTAATACCACCGTAAGTACCTGAAGTTGGGGAAGCAGCAACAGCAGCGCCCAAACCATCCAAGTTCTTACCACCGTTACCAGTACCATCACCATACAAGTCACCAGAAATACGGTTTAACAAGCGTGCTTCAGAAACTTGCATACGACCATCTAACAAGTCAATAATTGCTTCTTTGCTGCTGTTTTGCAACATTTCTAAACCAGACATTGTTACAGAATCAGCATACTGTGCAATCTTAAATTGCGCAGCAGAAATTGGGCTGTCTGGTGCAATGTTCAATACTTCGTAACCGCTATAAGAATTAGCGTTGTTAGTATTTGGGTCGTTATACATAATTTCTTCAAGAATCACATTACCGCCTGAGAAAGGACGAACATTGCCCTTTTGGTTCAAGCGCTGAAGAATTGCGTTGTTTTGTGTTAAGTTGTCTGCCAATTCACCGCTACGACTTTGAATAGTGGTAGCGATAATATCGGTAATCGCTGAGTTAGCAAATGCCATGATTATTATCCTTAGTTAAAAAATTGCCAAAATTGGCCTGTTAAACCCTACGACTCATTGCCTCGCCTAATTGTTCGGACAATAGAGACCGTCTATCCTTTTTATCTCCAGGTTCAGACACTTTTCCGCTAGGTGTAACGGATTTAGGACTTACTGCTGCAGCCTTAGCCTTCGCTACTTGCTGTGCTTTGATTGTCGCTTGTTTGACATCTTTCAGGAGTCTGTCCTGTTCCAATGCCCATACATCGTCATTCATACGCACGGCTTTCTTGTAGGCCGTTTCTAGGTCTTGGGCTTTTCCTAACTCAAGTAATTGCGCCATTTCTTCCCTGACCACATCAAAGTGAGGGTATTTCTCCACATCACTTCTGACTCTTTCAATCTCACTCATTAAACGCTGATTTTCCTCTTGTTGGAATCGGCTTTTAATGGTTGAGACCTCTTGATTAACCATGTTTAGTTGGTTCATCAATTGTTGAGTGTAAGCATCAACTTGCGGTGGTGCTGCAAATTGACCCTCACCATTTAATTGTATACCATAATCTTGTGCAAGTCGTTGAAACATTTGCACTTTTTCGTTATACGGTGCTTTTGTCAAAATCATGTGCGCACGACCAAGATTATTAATCCATGCAGATGGGCTAATATTTTGGGATTGCAGTTCTAAAATAAATGGTGCAATAGCGTTTTCTAAGTCTCTAGCACGGTCAGCCTCAGCCTTATAAGTGCTTACGCCTTTTTTGTATTCGGACTCACGCTGATTGGCATATTCGGCAAATTTAGTAAAGTCTTCCTTACTAATTTGTTCGCCTTTTTCCATTTTGTCCCAAATTTGGACATATTCTTTTTTCCATGTAGAAGGTCTTTGAACAGGCTTTACTTCTTCTGCTGCAGCCTCCGCCTCTTCATGCGTAATCTCAGGTTCAGATTCTTCAACGATTTCGGCAAGTTCTTCGCCAACTTCTTCGCTAGCTTTCTCTTTAGCGGATTCTGCGGCAATATCGTCTTCAACCACCTCAATATCTTTTTCGATTGGTGCTTCAAGTTCGCCTTCCTCTGCAGCTTCCATAGCTTGCATTAATAGTTCTCTACGGTCTAATTGTTCTTCTGACATGGGTTCTCCTAAGTTATCAGGTTATCTAAGTTTTTCGTATGCCAATTCTGCAATCTGGCGCTTTCTTGCTTCTTTAGACTTGCTACTCATGTCTATTTTTGCGTGTTGCATTGGTACATCGTTGCCCAATTCAATCATTCGGTGCTGTTTTAAATGGCTTCTATGGTGGCTACGGCTTTTAATCCATGTGCCGTCTACCTGGCTTACATAGCCTTCAATATCAGACATAACCATAGGTGCTTCTCTTGCGGTCATTTCTTGCTTTTCTTTCCAAGCTTCCTCGGCTTCTGGGCTACCCAAGGTATACCCCCAAAATTCAAGGTAATAATCTTTGTCAGACTGTTGTTTTTTTGCAATATGATTACCTTCGCTATATCCGCATTTAGGACAGATATTCATTACATTCTCCTTATTAGTTCTGAGATTTTGTCGTATTCATTGGGTCGTAATGCCACTACAGAGTCATACCATCGTGCGTTTTTCCAACGCCAGCAAACATATTCTTCTTTAGGTAGCAATACAATCGTTTTCACGCCCAATGCGCCTGCAAGGTGGGCTGTGCCTGTGTCTACAGTAACAATGCCTTTCATGGCTTTCATGTGCGAGGCGGTTTTTGACCAATCTTGCTTCCAACCGTCATCAGGCAAAGAATTAAACAATCCATCAGTTTTAGGATTTAAGCTGTAAGCATCGTGGCCCACTAACTTTTCCATTTCGTGCATATCAATGGATTTAATGTAATAAAGAATTTGTTTAGAGGCTTCCCAGTTCACACCAATTTTTGGCGGAATATTGCTTGGAATAGCGTGCAAATATCCTTCAGAAGCCACTATTTTCTTAGGTGTTACAGGGAATAGATTTTTAGCTAAAGGATGGGATAAAGATAAGTAATAAGGAAGAGACATCAAGCCAATCCAGTAATCGGACTCGGTAGCCTCGCCTTCATCTGTTTGATTGGTAAAGACATCAACAGCGTCAATTTGGCCCAAAAGGTAATGTAATGTGGATTCTTGCAAAACCACAACCTTTTTAGCGCCCAATATTTTAAGCGCTGGTAAAAACCTGGCAAATTGAATAATGTCGCCAAAACCTTGTTCAACTTGAACAGTAATGGTTTTCCCTAATAAAGATTCGCCTTGCCATACAGGCATTTTTAACGCTGGTTTTGTTGGGCTTGGTTCTTGCGCAATAACTTCAGGATGCCAACGGTATTCAAATAGTTTGAAACCTTGTTCATATCTGCCAGCGTGTAAGTGCTTATAAGCTAAAGCAAACTGTTCTCTTGGGTTTAAAGTATTAGTGCTAATAGGGCCTCTTCATCGTCTAATTCTGCTTGCCGCTTTGCTTCTAAGACTGCCAACTCCTGTTCTAAACGGAGTTTTGCTGCCCTCATTGCTACTGCGGTTTGCAAGTCTTGCTGTTGTTTTACAAGATTAGCGATGTACCTGTCTATATTTGCTAGCTGTGACGGTGTATCAACGCTAACTGCTTGATTGGATTCTACTTTATTTTGTTTGCGTTTGCTTACTTTTGGTGGGTCTACCAAATCAGCAATAGTTTGCTTTCTTGACTGTTGGTCAAGTTTTAATGCTTCAATGCGTTTTGCTTCGGCCTGTCTTAGCTTTTTCTGAAGCGCTTTATAACGCTTTCTTTCCTCTGGTGTCCAAGACGCATCATCACCACCCTGCTTTGGGTTAACAGGAGTGATGACAATCTGAAATGCGTTATTTTGAAACGCACTAGGTTGAAAAGCAGTTTGAAACACTATAGGATTACCCAGCGTGAACCACTAGCTACAGTTACAGTTTGACCAGAAGCTACTGTCATAGGGCCTGTTGACATTGCGCTAGAACCACTAGGAATTGAATAGCTTGCCGATACTGTTTTGCTATTAACAATAATGCCGTTTGTAGCATTTAACTGAGTAGCTGATAAACCATTGGTATCAATCTGTGCTTTCCATGCGGATTTGGCTTGCGTAAATCCACCTACATAGAATTGATGGGCATTAGCTGAACCTGTGGAATCAGTTGCGTAAACCAAGTTACCTGTTTTGCCTGCACCGCTTGGGGCAGAACCAAACAAATAAGCTTCGTTAGGGCCAGTTACAGTATAAGTTGCATCTGCATAGGTTTGGGAAGTAATGCCCATATCTACCCAGCCATGCGCATCTGTACCGTTATTTGGGTAAGCAACTAGGTCAGCAGATGAACTTGCGCCATTGGTGCTGTTATAGATATAGCCCTGAATGTAATTGCTTGAACCGCCAGTAATGCCAACAATCGGATTTGTTGTTCCGCCTAATAAAGCAGCAGAACCAACACGCATTGTTGAACCATCCCATTGCAAATTAGCTGATTGGTTAGGCGTTGTAGTGCCTTGACCAAAAGGAATGTAATTGGTTGTGTAAGTTACGGCTGGGGCTTTGCCGTTAAAAGTGTTCCAATCTGTGCTTGTCAGATAACCATTTACGCTTGTTGTTGCGGCTGGAATGGATAAATGGCTTGCTGAAGTACCTGACCCAGACAAAGGCGCATCAGCCGTTACTGAAGTTAAATAGCTACCAGCAGGTTGTTTATTATTAAATGTGTTCCAATCGGTAGAAGTCAAATAACCGTTTGTGGTCGTATTGGCGGCTGCCATTGAAATCGTTGGAGTTGTGCCACCGCTAGAAACTACAGGACTTGTTGCCGCTACCGATGTTACAGGCGTTGTACCGCTAGAAGCTGCAGTTAAACGACCTTGTGCATCAACAGTTAACGAGGCGTTTGTATAAGAACCAGCGCTTACGGCTGTGTTTGCAAGGGCTACAGTTCCGCTAGTCGTAATCGTGCCACCTGACAAACCTGTACCAGCAGTAATACTTGTAACTGTTCCTGTATTGCCTGTTAATACAACGCCATTAGCTGTTACTGTGCCATTAGTGACTAATGCGCCACTAGATGACAAATCCATTATTTTGGTAGTGCCAATGCCACCTGTGTACCATTGGTAACCATCGCCAGTAAATGCGCTAAAACGACCATAGCCTGTTGAATAGTCAACAACTATGCCATCTGTTGGGGCGCTACCTGTAAAAGTGCTAGTAGAGGATAAACCATTGCTTGCTACATAAGAAGTCGCTGTTGATGTGCCAAGTCTTGAAACATTGGCTGTAAGGATGTCAAAAGTACCATCGCCAGCTACGCTTCCACCAATATTTGTGCCGTTTAATGAACCACCAGTAATTGTTACGCTATTAGCGTTTTGTGTGGACATTGTGCCAAGACCGCTAACTTGTGTATTGGCAATGGCAATAGTTGTGTTTGTTGCGCTAGTTACTTGGCCTTGTGCGTTTACAGCTACAACAGGTACTGAACTTGCAGAACCATAAGTTGCTGCTGTTACGCCTGTGTTTGCAATAGCTAAAGTGCGATTTGCAGATAAATCACCACCACCGCTTAAACCTGTTCCAGCAGTAATTGTTCGGCTAGTAGGGACTGTGCCACTAATGTCAGACTGAGTTAATACAACTGCGCCTGTGTAGCCGTTTACGCTGGTTACGCCATCAGTATTGTCAATTTTTTGCCAAGCTGTGCCGTTATATACAGCCCAGTCGCCAATTTGCCAATCTGTAATGCCATTTAAATTAGTTGTACCTGCAACGCTGACAACATAGTAATAACCCTTAGTTCCAACGGATGAAGTTAATGTAGGTGTATTTGTTGAAGCGTTCCAAGTACCCTGGTAGTTTAACGCACCAATGATTGAATCAGGTATTTGTGTAAGCGGTACTTTGCCAGCAGAATCTAGCGTTGCTACTCCTAACGCTACACCAGCGTCTTTAGTTGACGCAGTACCAAGTCCTGAAACTTGGGTATTGGCAATAGCAATCGGCTGGTCAAATATGTTTGTAAGACGACCTTGTTGGTCAACAGTCTGTGTAATGGTTCTTGCGGCATTGCCATAAGTTCCAGTTGTAACAGCAGTATTTGCTAGGGCAATTGTACGGTTAGCGGACAAGTCACCGCCACCAGTAAGACCTGTTCCAGCCGTAATGGTTTCAGTTGTTGGTACATAACCTGTAACTGCTACGCCACTAATCGTGCCACCTGTAATTGCTACGGAATTGGCATTTTGTTCTGCCATTGTGCCAAGACCAACTAAAGTATGGTCGCTATTCCAATCACTTGGGCGGATTAAAGACGAGTCGTCTCCGTCAGGTATCGTTGAAACCTTACTATGCGTGACCTTAATAGCCATTATTGAACCCCGATAATTTTGCCGTCAGCGCCTCGAACTACTGTCTTAGGGCGGTTATGTTGTGCATTAATTGTATCAACTAAAGCGCTAATAGCTTGGGCCATTTGCTGGTTTCCTTGACCAATAGCGTTAGCAATCGGCTGCATTGGATGTTCCATAGCGTGCGCCATAGATTCTTCAGTCATATAGGCTTCAGTTCCGTCATCAACGCCAGCAGAAATGCGTGCAGTTTCAATTTTTGCGCCATTGTTGATGTGTGCTAGCAACACTTGTGTGTTTCTTTCGGTCATCATCTTCATTTGGGCTACACGAGACTGCATTTCAAGGTCTGCTTGATTACGCTGTGCTTCCAATTGGAATTTAAGCTGATTTTCTTGGGCTTGGTACTCTTGTTTAGCTTTTTCCAACTCCATTTGACCCTGAAGCTTTGCTTGTTCAAGCTGGGCTTGCATTTGAAGCTGCTGCATCTTGGTTTGTGCATCCATTTGCGCTTTTTGAATCTCAACAGGAGGCTGTTTTGGTTGACCTTTGCTAGCTTCAAACTGTTTTTTCATATCATCAGCAGTTTGGTCAATAATTCCCTCTAATTGCTTACCAGCTTTAAACGCAGTTACGCCAAATTTCAACATTTCCATCAACATTGGGGTTAATTCTGGGGCTTGGGTAGCAGCAGGAAGCGCCATTGAGACGAATTGACCAACAGCCGCCAAAAATGCAGTTCTATCGGCTTTTTCTTGCTGTTCATCTTGGTAAATCATTGAGTCAGAAGTGACTTCAATGCGGAAATTCTTAGCTGCTTCGTCTCTTAACAGGGCAATTGCTTGCGGAATAAGCTGTCTGTCTTGTTCAGACAGTTGCATAGCGCCAGAAATCTTAATAAGCGTGTCATCAGTAAAATGATTACAGATAATTTGCGCTTTAATGGACAATAAGCTGGTAGCAAAATCTACAACGGAGTGTTGCATCGTCTTTAGACGACCAGCAGCGTTGTTAGATTTGATGATTTGTGCGCCAAGAGTTTCATTAGGGTCAGTTTGACCACGCTGAATGTCGGCAATACCCATCAATTCATAGATTTGGCCTTTAACTTGTTCCATTGCTTGGTAGCAAGACATCAAAGCGCTTGCAAAAGGTGCTAAATCAACTAAATCAATAGCGCCTTTCATGCCTTGTTTTTCAGCAAAAGCCATCCAGTTAGAAACTGGAATCATTGTGTTGTTTTCGCCTTCGGAGAACAGACGCTGTAATTCGGTAGCGGAAGCGTCATAGACACCTCTGACTTTCAAAGCGTTAATCAAGCCGTCAATTCTGTCGCACAGAACATCGAGTTCTCGTGCTTGGTCTTGGTAAATTACAAAATCAGGAATTGGTTCAAGGCTATCAGTCGTTAAAGTGCTATATAACGGCTTAGGACAAGGGAAAAAATTTTCTAATTGGAGTGGGTCTTTAACAGTGTCAAGGATTTTTCCTAAAGACTTTGATAACCACAGGGCATCACCTGTTTCTTTATCCCAAATTTCATAGATTACTGCCTCATATTGACCTTCGTCAGGCTTGTATGAATTCTTGTCGTCTGCAGGTTTGGTATCAAGAGGAATTTTGCCGCCTAATTCTTCGCCAAAGCGTTCAATTAGGGCAGGGCGAGACATATAGACTTTACGCCATACACAGGTTACTTCTTCCCATGTGCGTGCGCCAGGGCTATGACCAAATTCTTTCCAATGCACATAGTCTACAGGTGCGCACTCATATTCAATGCGTTCTTGGTCTTCGGTTTCTACTGCGCCTTCGGTCTCTGCTTCGTCAGCATCTTCGGTTACTTCATAGCCGTCTTCGGGTTCATCAGAAGTTTCACCAACGATATGCGGTTCATAACGAACCCAGCTAACACCACGACCACCTAATAAGCGGTCTAGCACCGCATTGTTCATAGCGGACTTATAGTCGCCATAATGTTCAATTTCAAACTCTAAAGCCCTTTCCAACATCATAGAAGCGACACGACCAATAGGGTCGTTATCTCTAAATCTACGGCTTACATCAGGGCGAGGTAGTCTGGCAAAGATTGCAGGTTGGATTGTTTGAACATTTGACCAAAGAATATTAAATCTAGCATTAGGGTTTCTATCGTAACGACTGTCATCTTTGTATTTTTTTACGATTCGGTCTGCCCTAGCTTCCCAGCGCTTATAAGTCCGTTCGTAACCCATGATGGTTTTATACCAATCTTCATAGGTGTGGTTAACAGTTGCTTTATCGTTTGCCATAGAGTTGCCCTAAATGTTGAATATTTTGGCGAAATGTTGGCTTATTTTACCTCTTTTATATTCTTTTATCAGTTTTAACCTTAGTTTCTTTCCATAAGTCGTTAAGGCTAACATCCGTTTGCCCGACAAATACCCCCCGTATCGGTTCATCGTGAGTGACAATCTTCGCTTCGTCTTTCCAAACTAACGCAAGGTATCTAAAAGCATCAGCACCATGAGAAGTCCAATCATGGCGAGGCTTATCCCTGAATACTTTTTTATCTTCATCATATTCTCTTTGATACTGGCGTAGACACTCTATGCCGTCATTACACTTGTGGTCGAACCATGCCCTGGTAAGTGCTAAACGACTTGCCTGTATGCCGTCTTGAAGCTTTAAATTAGGCGCAATCTTGATTGTCTTTAAAGGGATTTTATCGCCAAGTTGTTCGATTACAGAACGATTAGAAGACAGGGTCTTGGCCCTAGCGTCATGAGGTAACCAATGAGTCCCGTAGACATACCCCCTTTCGTCTGCCCTGTTCTGGATAATTCCAGCGTAGAAAGCGACAGGCTGTCCATTAGATGAGTGATAATCTAGACATCTAATTTCGCCATGCACGACCTGAAAGAACCATATTGCAGTGTCGTCTGAGTATCCTAAATCCCAAGCAGTATGGACAGGGAATAGTGGGTCATACTCGACTTCCCTAATCCTGCCCTGGTCAGTCAACTGCCTCATTTCCTTGCCGTAGTAAGCGCCTAGGATTGCAGATTCAAAGTCACATTCGAATTCTTGAAGGTATTGGTCTTGGGTCATTGTCTTGGCGGCATCATCTAGTTCCGCCTGTTCTAGTAGCCCTGTCTGGCTAGCCCTTAATACCTTTACATACCAGTCTTTATCTTTAGTAGCGTTGTTGTAGACTTCCCAGAAGCTGTTATGACCCTTTGGAGTTCCGATGAATGTAGCCCACCCCTTGCGGTCTGATAGTAAAGGGCGAAGGACTGCACCGAAGATACTAGGCTTCATGTCTGCATACTCATCCAATACGACCCCATCAAGGTATAGACCCCGTAAGGCATCTGGATTGTCTGCACCGAATAGCCTGATTCTTGCGCCATTGATTAGTTCTACCCATAACTCGGACTGATTAGCCTTCGCTAGGACAGGCTGAGAGAACCTGACTAGGTAATCCCATGCGATAGTCTTAGATTGGGCATAGTAAGGTGCTACATAGGCATAGCGTCCATTCTCTTTATCATCTATCAATGCCCTATAGATTAAGTCATTAATACATAGAACAGTCTTACCGCACCGCCTATGGGCTACGATTACCGACCAGCGTTCTTTTCTATCGTGAAAGTCCTCAAATACCTTACGAGGGCAATACTCCATTTCAACCTCTAGGACTGCCTCACTCATTCTGGACGCTTCCAAGATATGACCATGCGTTGCGGCTTCTCTTCATCCCCTACCATTTCAGTCCTAGCTAGCTTAGGCAAGTGATACTCCATTACGGCTTGAAGCATGAGAAAGGCTTTCTCGGGATTAGGTTGAACTATCCATTGGACATTGCCATCCTTATCGTATTTAATGCAGCCTTCTTTATCAGTCTTAGGGATTCCAGAAGCAACCTCTTCCAGCCAATGCTGCATCCTAGGACTATTCTTATCTACGAATTTGGCTATGGCTTCTCTGGCTATGTTTGTGACTTTATTGGGTGTTCCTGGCGGTCTACCTTTACCAGCATTAGTTAATCCAGGATATTTGGAGGCTTTGACGCTTGAACCATCTTCATTGACAGTCAAATTGTTATAACTTTTTGTCATAGGTTTGGAGTTTTCCATTCTATTTCTATATAAAACAGTTATCAAAAAACATAAGTCATTGATTCTATTGAACGCAATATAGCACAAATACAACACTTTTAATTTATTTACTAAAACTAGGGTTTGTCCTAATGTATTAATGTAGTTTTACGCTACAATTTAGTCATGCAGTAGGTTTTATTAGACTTTTAAAGAAACCCACTAGTAGGGGTAAAAGCAATCACGGAAGTATTCGAGTCAGTTGCCTAACAATTAAAAGCGTTCTAACCTACTGCATCAATTTATCAATGTTTTAAAGGGGATTCAAAATGAAACAAACTAAAGCACAAGCGCAGCAAGATGCACTATTTGACTTAGCTAAAAACTTAAAGAATGTAGACACCATCTATACAGTCATTCGTCATGTCTCATCTTCTGGAATGTCTAGGGAAATCAGCATTAAGACTATTGAAGATGGCAATTTATACCATTACGACTACTTAGTAGGTGAAGCATTAGGCTTACGCTTAGGTAAACACGATGGTCTAGTAGTTAAAGGTTGCGGTATGGATATGGGATTCCACCTAGTAGACAGAATCAATAACGCTACTGGCTTAAACCTCAAACATCGTTGGATTTAATTATGAGAAACATTAAAAAACATCAGGGCAAACTAGAAATTCTCAAACGCCTTCCAAGCAGTGTTAATGGTAATCCACGCTACTTATTGAGTATTGGTGGTTATACCTGTAAGACTGCTGTTGATTCTAGTCATGGTTACTGCGTTACTAACTACGATGGCAAAGAAGTAAACGCAACTATTGGCACTCATTACGGCAGTCCTACCTTAGACACTATTTGGAGTATTTAACATGAAAAACTGGCAAGCGGTGATTCTTTCTCTACTTCTTTTGGGCGTGGCGCAGTTTGTATGGCTGCTTACACTCAAAGGCATCATTTAAACGCATTTAAAGGGCATTTTTAGCCCATTTCATTAAGGGGAAATACTATGACTAAGATTTATCGTGTAATGACTTCACAAATTACTTACTACGCTGTCAATATTGAAGCTGAATCTGAAGAAAAAGCCTACGAACTGGCTATTGGCTTAGATGGAGGGGACTTTGTAGAACTAAACGATTGTGATTGGCAGATTGACGATGTTTGCGAGGCAGACGAATCAATGATTGAAAAATATCCATTATTAAAAGGGGAATAAGAATGAGAACAGATTTTAAGGTTTATCCACGAAAAATCCATGTTTACTACAAAAAGCCTAGCGGCCTCTGGTATGCGTGGTCTACAAATGCCTTTAAGACTTGCAAAGATGCAGCAGCAGACGCAAAGCAGCAGCGCCCACAATGGGACTTCAAAGCTTGTTTTGCGAAGGATTGAATATGTCAATAAACGACAAATATTCGGCTTACTGCTACTTATGCGCTAAACAAGGTCTTACGGCCTTATCTTTTAACGCTTGGGTATCAACAAATAAAAAGGAGTCATTGTTATGACGCAAGAAAAAAGACTACAGGAAGTAAAGGAACTAATTTTGGCTATTGAAAGGGATTTAGAACCCTATTCTAGAAGCGATTCAATGAATTATTCGGGCTACATGATGGAAAACGCAATTGACCTAAAAAATGCAGTATTTAATCTTTTAAAAGGGGAATGATATGACTACAAAAACCGCAGCACCTAAAAAACTGACCAAACTACAGGAATTAGATAGGCAAGTAGCTATTCTGACTAATGCCTTATATATGGCTTATGACGATGGAGACGAAGCCCAGGGCGTTCTATATCTAATCTTGGAAGAGTTAGAAAAGCCTGAGATTAACCGCTACCACTTAAAGCGTGCTGCTAAGGGTCTTAGGTCTTTGCTTATAGCTAATCAATCGCTAATGATGGATTGTGCTGGCCTAGATTATTAACTTATAGGGGACTTGTTCCCCTTCTTTTTTGCGGAGTATTTTATGGATTACAACTTGCGCAAGTGGCGCATGGGGTTAGGGCTTACCCAAACGGGGGCGGCTGCATTGCTTGGGGTGCATCGTGTTACTTATACTAGGTGGGAAACAGGGGTTCAGATACCGCCTAAGCATATTCCAATGGCTTGCCTACAATTTAAGCAGATGATGGGAGGGTAATACTTTTTTGATAGGGTTTTGGAATTCTCATACCCTTTTGGAATTTGCTTGACTATGGCAATTTCCGTAGGGTATTGGAATTTTGATATTGATTTGGAATTTAGGCGATGTCTGGGTCGTGGATTTTGTTCATAGCTTTAGCAAGGGCTTCTTTACGCTTTAGGCGTTCATTTATCTTTTTATTGATAATGTCGTCTTTGCTATTAACAGTTTCTTCAGGTTTTTTGTTATCTTTGCGGCCTGCCACGCTAGCTAGCTTAAACATTACATTTCCTCTCGTTTGCCCAGGAACTTGCCATAAGCCTCTTCCAACTTGGCTTTACGCTTACCTTTAGCATTATCTCGTTCTACATTTAAAGCGATAGCCACGGCTTGTTTGCGTGGTTTGCCAGCTTTTTCTTCGGCTTTGATGTTTTTGCCTACGCTTTGGGCGCTTCCAGATTTATCGAGTGGCATGGCAATCCTTATTTGAGGTATTTGAGTTTGTAAATGGTCGAATCAATTAACTGTTGTATTTCTGCAACAATATTAACCAACTCTTGTTCTTTTGGCAGGTCGTTATTTGCTTCTGCGACAAAATTCTTTAATGATTCTAAATACTTAAGCGGTTCTTTTGGCTGATGATAGACGCTTGGGAACTCTTTTACTTGTTCGTAGCAACCCATATAGGCTTCTACATAATCATCTACAAGTTCAATAATTTCATCATAGTATTTGCCCAAAGCTTTATGCTGTGAGTAAGAATTTGTTGCCCAATGAAAGAAATGAGTATTTGTGCTGCTATGCAAAAGAGTAGCAGCAAACAAAGCGACATTTTGGGTTTCATTCATAAGACACCTTTAAATTTCATACAATTTTAGCACTTCTACGGCTTCTTGCACGGAATTTACTCGATGAAGCGGGCCACCTTTCCAACCAGCAAACAGCGTAATTTGTTGGGGTGTCAACTTTTTATCTGCGCCATCTTTGACTTCCATTAAAATGGTTTGTTCTTCGTAGCAAACCAATAAGTCAGGGATTCCTCCACCGACTGTATGCAAAAGGAATACATCAGCACCATAATCTCGTAGTGCTTTTACAACATCCTTTTGATTTTTATCAACTTTTTTGATATAAGACATAATAATATGTTAGTGTTTAGCAACTTACAGTATAAGGGGAATTGAATGGCTGGTTACTGGTTAACAGATGAAGAATGGATTGAATCTTGGAATAAGATTGGCAGTCCAGACGAATTTTCAAAAATAAACAAAATTTCTATTAGAAATGTTTATTCTAGGCGCAGAAACATTGAAGCTAGGCATGGTATCAAATTAGATACATTTGCTAGCAAAAATCCAGCCTATGTAAAAAAGATTGACCAAACACCTGGTCATGTTCGCAGAGGCATGGAAATAGAAAAAGGCAGAGTCATTGTATTTAGCGATGCACACTTCTGGCCTGACGATACCACCACAGCGTTTAAAGCCCTCTTAGAAATGATTAAAGAGTTTAAGCCTACCGCCATAGTCTGTAATGGCGATGCGCTTGATGGGGCGAATTTAAGCCGCTTCCCACGCCAAGATTGGAATAAAGTTCCTAGCGTTAAAGAAGAATTAGAAGCCTGTCAGTATTTTTTGGGCGAAATTGAATCTGTAGCCAAAGGTGCTAAGTTGTTTTGGCCTATGGGAAACCATGACCAACGCTTAGAAATGTCCATTATTGCCAACTTGCCTACTTTTGAGGGCGTGTTTGGCACTTCATTGCGTGACTATTTTCCTATGTGGCAACCATGCTGGTCATTTTGGGTAAACGAAGATACTTGCATTAAACATCGCTGGAAGGGTGGCTGGACTGGTGGCAGAAACAACGCAGTTAATGCTGGTGTAAATATGATTACAGGGCATACCCATGTTTTGTCTGCCATTCCTTTTAATGACTATAACGGCACACGCTGGGGTGTTCAAACAGGCACGCTAGCTGACCCCAATGGGCAACAATTTGCTTATACTGAAGACACGCCTAAAGATTGGAATTCAGGGTTTGTGATGCTTTCATTTGAACGCAGCAAACTACTTCAACCAGAAATGGTTAGAGTTTGGGGCGAGGATGAAGTCGAATTTAGAGGCAAGATTCATAAAGTATGAAACTCACTCCAACCATTCTTAAAAACATATACGCAACTTTGTATTGTTGCGAACCGTTTTCAAAATGGAAACTTCCATTGCCAGAAGAAATTAAATTCATAGTTGACTATGACCCTGATACTATGGGCACATATATGTATGATGAGGGGGAGAAACATGAACATACGATTACCATTTCTGCAGCAAGATGTGGGTTTTTGGAAACTACAATTAAAACTGTAGCCCATGAAATGATTCACATGAGTAGAAGTGGCACTATTACGGATGCTTGGTTAAAGCATGATGCTACATTTAGGCGCAGGGCGCACCAAATTGGTAAAGAATTGGGCTTTGACCCATTAGAGTTGTAGACTTATCCATACGGCAATTGCTGGTAACAACATCACCAATACTCCAAAAGCTAAAAAAATATCATTCACTCATTTCCCTTTCCAAGTTTTTGATTGACTCGTTCCAGCAACTCCTCCTCGGTAATGCCCCATTTATTTGCAAAACCTTTGTGACCCAATCCGTGAACACCAGAGTTTCCACGATGGTGTTCTGGGCATAATGGGATGCAAGGGGATGTAGACCGTTTAGTTCCATACCTGCGAATGTGATGGAGTTCTGACGGAGTGCCTTCAAACCCAAGCTTGGTGGCACAGAGAATACATCCGAGTTCTGCAATCTTACGATATGCGTTCTTTTCATTTTTAGTGACCATCTGCAAATTCATACCATAAACGATAAAACTCTTTAAAAGAATTAAATCCTTTGCCAGCTAAAAAGCATTTACCATCAGGCGCATATTGCCAAAACTCATCAACTACTGTGCCGTTGTCGGTGTTGCCAATGACAACTACAACCATGAATCTAGGGTTTGCAGCCAATGCTTGCAACAAACGCTTTTGACCATCGCTTGCTTTTTCTCCTGGGCGTTTCCACTCCATTACTAAAAAGTAACCTTTGCGTTCGCATATACCATCTAAATCACTTGGAGAAAATTTAGGATTGCTAGGTATAAGCCCAATCAAATCACCATAATCAGCCTTTAAAGCCAATGTTGACCGCAACGATTTCATTGGTTAACCCATTGGTTTTTAAGTTGTTTAATGCTTGCAATTTCCAATTTAATTGTTTGGTCTGCAAGGTCATGGGCAATCTTAGTGGCTTTTTCAAAATTACCTTTAAGCGTTGCGTTGTGATAGGCCTTAAGCAATTGTTGTATTTTTAAATATGGTTCGCAATAGTCGGTCATTTAGTCATTCTTTCAATATTTCTGTTACTTGCTTCTTGGCTGCGCCAGGCTTCGAACCTCATCTTAGCTGCCTCTAATTGCCAGCGTAAAGCTTCCGCCTGTTCCGTAGCAACTCCAATCGCTTTGCATAAATCTTGATACTCTTGGCTTCGATAAGCTTCTCGTTCTTGTGCGCCCAAACTTTGTTCGTCTGTTTGTGCCATTTTAATCGCCTTAAGAGAACTCTTAAACGCTTCAAGCTGGGCGAGTTCTCCCTTAGCTTTTGCATACATTGGCGCTGTCTTGAATATGAAATCAATCGCATCATTTGGGTCTTTCATAAATTACCCCATTGCTGGGCCATAGCGTCAGCTATACCTTGAAATGTTTTGTTACGCATTTTTTCCCTGTCTTTTGGCGGCAAACAACTGCTGTCGTAATACCATTGACTCATTCGTTTACCGCTTTTAGCAACCCAAACTTTTCCTTTGTCTACTACATTTGTAGGTTGCAATAAAGGTAAATTTTTAAGCCATAAACAAGTCGCTTTAGTCACGCTATGACCATATTCCCAAGGGTTTACTATTTGGTCAGGCTTACGCCATTTGCTACTCATAATTCCTATTGGGTTTTCAATGGCGTAGCGTGGTATGTTCGAATTAGCTAATGCCATAAAAAAATCAATACCTTGTTGCTGCCGACCATCTGCTTGTTTTTTAGCAAAATGTCTAGCGCCACTAACAGCTAAATGTGTGCATGGTGGATGTGCAATCATTAAATCCCAACCAGCGCCAATAATATCCATTACATCGCCTCTGTAATGTGGTCCTGGCGTATCACAAGATTCTAAGTCACAACTCATGGCTTCATGCCCCCCCCTAATGAACGCATCACGAACCGTGCCACTAAACTCACACGCTACTAATATTTTCATTTTAGATTCATCCATAAACCAACTTGGGCGGCAGCATAGCCAATCCAAATTAAACCATTAGACAATGAACCTTTGAAGTATTGTGCTAGGCCAACTACCAAATACCCAAGCCCTGTTGCTGCAACAATGTATTTTTCCAACATCCCCATTCCCCTTTGTTACCCAATTTCCATTGGTCGTAAAAATCGTTTAATAATGCTTGGCTAAAATTCTTTTCACTAATGTAATTTCTAAACCAAGACAACCCTTTTTTATGTCTAAGATGACATAAATACCTTACTCCACACTCATGTTTAGCTTGTTCATACATTTGCGTTTAAGGCTGTCGTATGAATCATAACCAGTTCCAAGCACACCAAGTTCTCTAGCTTTCGCTTCAATACCTTCGTTAGAAAACATCCACCTCTTATCAATTTTTTCTTTCTTAGGTTCTATTACTATTTCATCTTCCCATCGTTCGCCATTAAGCCAGGTAGATGGGTGAGGTATAAATTCTAATTCAGTTTCTTTTGCTTTCCAGTATTGGCAATGTGCGTTAATAGCTTTTGCAGCCATAAGCTGTTGTTCTGCTGATAACTTGCCCCAGGCTTTTCTTGCAGTTGCTTTAGCAATTTTTCGTGGATATAAAGACCAGAATTCATCAAACATTATTCTCCCTCTGACTCAATAGTTTGTGTAGTGCAGTATTGCGAACCAAACTCACCAATACAATCCCAACAAATATCATAATTTCTACTTCCAAAAACAGAAATTACATAATTAGGCACAACACCATGTTTTGAACAAGTAACAATTTTTTTTGTATAAGTTTTTTTAGGCTTTTCAAATAATTTACTAAATAATTTCATTGCATTACCCTCGGACTTGCTGGTGTTGGTGGGCTAAGCGGCACTGTGTAACCTGGGTTTCCAACAACGCTTTGTGTATAACCATTCGGTGTCGTGATTACAACTTGGTTAGGATATATTGTAGCAGTCTGAGTTGTGTAACCCATTGGGTTTACAAATTGTGCGGTGTTGCCGTTAATTTGCACAGTTCCTTGACTGTAAACACGATTATCAGTTAACTGAATTGTTTGTGCGTTGACTGCGCATGAAAATAAAACGTTAATTATTACTAATGATTTCATTTAATTCCCCTTTTAACTCGTTATTGAGTTCTTTTAGTTTCTTAGTAAATTTTAGTTATAGCTATTAGTATTTATCCTTAGTTGTTTAAAAACAACTTCCAAGAGGTTTAAGCACACCTAGCCTACCTAAGTGTGCCTTCAAATGCTTCCATTGAGGAATCGCATCACCCGACAGTCTTGCGAGGCATGGGCACTATCTTCGCCACCCATATTGCGCTGTTTCAGCCTCTTCCCTCTGGTAACGCTAAACCTTATGCCGCCACGATGTTGTTAAAGCCGCCAGCATAAGGGGTACTGATTCTACACTATTCTCTTTCAATAAAACTGTTGTTTTTTGGCACAAGTTCAGGCCATACATAAAATGCTAGTTTTGGAAACATATCTTTACGAGTAACCAAACCATGTGATTGTTTTTCAATTTCTGCCGCCAAAAATACTAGTCTGTTAAGCGGAATACCATTGACCTTCCATTGATTAACAGCCGCAACATCAATTTTAAAAAGGTTTGCAACAGCTTTAGCGCCCCCCAAAAGACCTATCATTTGTGCGTCTGTAAGTGCTAATGTTGTATTCATGCGTCAATCTTACATAAAAATAATATATTTATCAAGACTATTGCAAAACTTTATAAGTTGGCTTATAGTGTGTATATAGCAAATTCGCTATGTATTTAAGGGGGACTTAAATGGATGAAATGTTTGAAGTTATGAATGAAATGGAACAACGCTTAGAAGTTGCGTTGGACAACATGGAGTATGGCACAGAACTATCACAAGACGATGTAGATGTTATTCGTGCTGCTTGTGGCAAACCAAACAACAAACGCAACAACTTATTGCAATCAGTATTTGAAGATTTTGGCAATGTATTTGGAAGTGCAAAATGATTCAATCAGAAAGCATTGCAAACTTATCATTAGCTTTATCTATTGTGCAGGGCAAAATGTCCCATGCTGTTAAAGATTCTGCTAACCCTTTCTTTAAATCTAAATACGCTGACCTTGAATCTGTATGGGATGCGTGCCGTAGCTTGCTAGCTGAAAATGGCCTAGCAGTTATGCAGTTTCCTGGTATGTATTCAGAGTTAGACAAGTCTATGTCTTTGACAACAATCATTAGCCACAAATCTGGCGAATACATTAGCCAAGAAATGTCTGTGCCTGTCACTAAAGCTGACGCACAAGGCGCAGGTTCGGCTATCACATATATGCGTAGATACGCATTAGCAGCAGTAGTTGGAGTAGTTCAAGCAGACGATGACGGTAATGCCGCTTCGTCACCTAAACCAGTAGTAAAAGCAAAGGATATTTAATTATGGCTTATGTACCAAAAGAAGGTTCTGGGAGTTTATTTAAAAATGACCGCAAAACGACTGAGACTCACCCAGACTATACAGGCAGCATTATGGTCAATGGGCGTGAACATTATCTTTCTGCGTGGGGTAAAGAAGGCAAAAAAGGTAAATTTTTTAGCGTGTCTATTGGCAAAGAAAAACAACCAGTAGGGTTTACGCCTCGTGGCGCTGACGAACTGCCACGCAACACAATCGTTGATGACGAAGTTCCGTTCTAGGAGAAAGCCATGCTAAGTCATATCAAAGATGTTATTGGCGATAAGGCCATAGTTTCTACAGAACCTTTTGGGGTAGATGAAGAAAGACAGCTAATAGCGTTTGAGGTTAATGACTTAGCTGCTGTAATCCGTGATGTAATAAAAACTTGTGCGGACTGCTGTCTTGACGAAGCAAGCCGCCAAGAAATAACTAAGTTACTAGACTGAAGTAAACAAAGGGGAAATTATGAGTGAACATTGGTACGATGCCGTAACTGGCGCACCACGATATACAACTATAGGAAAAAATGGAAAAGAGAGAAGCACAACTTTGCGTGACGCAAAAGCAAACCCAGGAACTCTCGTACCTTCCGTTTCTACAATTAACAGCCAATTATCTAAAGCTGGACTTGACACTTGGAAACAAACACAAGTCTTATACGCAGCCGTTGAATACCCACGCTACGAAGATGAAGAAGAAAAAGATTGGGTTTACAGAATCTTAGAGTTAGCCAAGCGCAAATCTAAAGAAGCGGCTGACCGAGGCACAATCATCCATGACTTCTTAGAATCGTTTTACAGCCAAGAATACCTGCCAGATATGCCAGCGTATGTCCGCAAGGTAGACGAGGCTATAACAGCCCATTTTGGGCCTCAGTTATGGATTGCTGAACAGAGTCTAGTAAATGCCCAAGAGGGATATGGTGGTAAGTGCGATTTGTATTGCAAAGCACGCCATGACTTTTCTGGGGTAGTAATTGACTTTAAGACGACAGAAAAATCCCCTGGTGATTTAACACCCTACCTAGAACATACCACACAACTAGCAGCGTATAGAGAGGTCTTAGCACCTTCTGCACGATGCGCCAATGTGTATATCAATGGTGAAACTGGGGAAGTTGCCATCTATGAACATACCGAACAAGACCTTAGAGACGGCTATCAAATGTTTTTACATCTTTTAGGCATATACAAACTTAAAAATAAGTTAAACTAAACAACGGGGGCGAGGTGATTTTCCCCTTTTCATCTACCATGTCTGTCCGTGCAGACCGCCCCCACCTTCTATGACCGAAAGCGTAAAGAAGCGAGTAGGTCACCTTTTTAAGGGCGTTAAGCCGCCAATGTAGGATGCAGTAATTAGGGAATTTTGCGGCTTTCTGCCCTATTCGCAGTAACTGCCAAATACAGCCCTGTTGTATTTATGCAAAACTAGGGTAAACACCTATGTCTAACCCTTGAAAACAGTAATAAATTACTTTCATAGCAGGTCATTGACACTATTCAGCTTTATGGCCCGTAGGGATTTCAAACTAAAAAGACCTTGACCTGCTTTCTTTTTAAGGGGAATAAATGGAAGATTACATTCGCAGAGTTTTTGAAGGCGAAGCACCATGCGACAAGTGCGACCAAGCACAAAATTGCAAAAATGAAGAATTGGCTTGTAGGGCATTTTCTTTCTATGTCCGAAAAGGCACATTTGAACCGCACACACCACGCTGCCCAACAAATCATCTTTTTAATCTAATATTTAGGGATGACGACACCGCACTTAAAAATTATCTTAAAGCGCTTAAAGCAAAAGGGGGTCAAATTGACTTGTTATGACGCTTTTAAACTGCGAAACAACATAGACTTTGAAATACAAAACCTTAGTCTTAATTTAAAGCGCAAAGAAATAGAAAAATACGACCCATTGCATTATGTTTTTGGGTATGTTTTGAAGTCTAAACCTTGGTTAAGCTATGAAGACCGTTATTTATAAAGAAAAAGATGGCAGTTACACAGTCAATTGCAAAGAAGGGGAAATTACTATGAGTACGAGAAGTTTTGGAATGGTTGGTAAAAGCTATAGCAGCGCTTCTGAGGCGTTTAAAGACGCTGACTATGCTATAGGTATAGAAATGCCGCAAAAAGCCGAATACGACCATTTATGGGCTGTTTTTGGGGTTATTACAGCTTTAGTGCTAGTTGCTTGGCTTATTAGCCGTTTTTAGCCATATTAAGGGCTTGCGCTTCTTCGTGGTCTACACGATTTAGCCAGCCCTTTCCAAATATTGGAAAAGTCTTTAGTGTTCTGTAATATTCTCGCCTAGCTTCTGAGAATTTAGCGATAAGAGTTGCACTATTACTGTTGGAAATAAGTTCTCTTGTTCTTGGGCCAATAACTCCGTCAGGTATACATCCAATAGCTTGTTGAAGCAGTTTAACTGCCCTGCCTGGGCCTGCGTTAACTCCCATTGAAAATGTAACAAAGTCGAGTCCCCTAGGTAGTATTTCCCCATAGCATGGTCTCCAGTATTTTTGTTCGTACATTGGCGCTACTAATTCTGGTGTTAAGTTTTTCATTGTGGTCACAGGATGACCTACATATTCTTCCCATACTCGCTTGGTAACCCCTAAATTCGTTTCACCACCAGGGTCTGCTGGATTATTAACCCAACCACCTTCTGACTTTAATACCAAGTCTAAACATTCTTTAAAGTTACCCTGCATTGTCTGTGCCTATTTTTATGCCTGTAATAAGCCCAATAAAACCGCCTACAATCGTTTGAAATGCTGGCGTAATGGCTTCAAATATTTTTGTGTTATCAACCATAGGGTTAAATAAGCCAATAAGCAAAGCCCCAACCATAGACAATAAAATAATAGTAAGGGTGCAAGTAGCAGTAAGCGTAACATAAGCGCTTAATTTGTCCTTTGTCATTTAATACCTATTTGCTGGTTAATCCATTCTTGCAAACTGACTAATTGCTGGGTCGTTTCAGCGCATTGTCCAATAAGTTCTGAGTAGGCGGCACTTGCATTAGCGATTGCGGAGGTTGAGGAAAGGTTGGACACGCTGCTGGAATTGGGCTGGCGCACCCCACTAGCATAATACTGGCGCAACAAAGCAAGTTTTGCATCATATTCATTGGCTATTCCTTTGGTTACTAATTCGTGTTGTTTTTGGATTGACTCGACATGGGCTTCTTGTTCTTTGGCGGCAATTTCAACTGACTTTTTATATTCAATATATCGTGAATAGCCCATCCACCACCCACTGCCAAAAGCAATAGCACATATGCCAGCAATAAGTGAAATTTTGACATAATCAATCATTCTATAGGCTTCGTAGTAATAAACCTAAGCACAGCCACAATAATGCCAATAGCAACAAGTAGCGCACCATAATATTGAGGGTCAATAACTGACTGTAAATAGGTAAAGTTGTCAAATAATGCGCCAAATACAACTAACGCAAGGGAAAACCACATTGTTTTACTACGATGTGCTTTCACTTGTGAAATAAGAATGTAGTGATGTAAGTAATAAAACCACCTACAAGAGAAGCGATGGTCATGCCCATCCAGAAACCACCCCTAGACTTATTGGCTAACTCTAATAATTCTTTGATGTCCCTGTCCATGTCATCAACTTTATGCTGCAAATTCTCGACTTGGTTTACCAAGCCGCCAAATTTAAACATATCGAATTTTTCAATATCAGCCATACCACTACTCTTTATTTAGTTTTAGGTTTGCGAGTAGTCGCTTTAGGGATTTTAACAGCTTTTTTAGCTACTTTTTTAGGCTTAACTTCATCAGGGTGAGGTTTATAGTCTTTTTGCGTAGCAGGGAAAGGCCAGTTAGCATCAACGCTAATTTTTGGCATATAACCTAGTTTGTCAAATACCCAAGAAATAATAAACATATTAACCTATCAATGCTTTAACTTCGTCTTGTGTAAGACCAAGTGCAGTTAATTTAGCTAGTGCAGAAGCCTTTGCATCTTTAGCGGCTTGTTCTTTGGCGGCTTCTTCTGCTTGTAATTGGGCTAATTTAGCTTCTGCGGCTGACTTGTCGTAAGCAACTTCTTTTTCATTAGCGTCATAAGCTACATCGCCACGAATGGTAACTACAGAAGAATTAAGTGCATAAATAGCTTGGTGAATATCAATCATCCCGCAATCTCCATAAGAATCATTGTTCCTGTTAATTGATTATTAAATACTTGTACTGTTCCACCATTTGTAGATGCAAAATAAACAGTATATGTTGTAGATGATGTAGTTGCAGGAGAATCTAAATAACAAGCAGTTAATGAACATTGTCCTTGACCTGCGGCATTATATAATTGATTAAATCCTTGTTGTGCCCCACCACTAATTCCTAAATTAGTTGCACCTCTAAAAACAGTAATTGTATTTTGTGCAGCATTATTTAAGGTTGCTGAAGGCATATTTACTGTTGCTACAATTTTACTTGTAGAAAATTTAGGCGTAATTGAAGCTGATAAACCAGTTGTTACATAAGAAGTAGATGTAGTAGATAAAATAGTGTTATATGCAGTTTGAACTACCTGCAATACGCTACCTGCAGGCAATGTTGAATATGGCACTTTTCCAGCTACTAATGCTGAAGTTGATTGCGTAGTGCTATCAGGGAATGTTTCGCCATTTGTTCCATCAATAATAAATGTCATTATGCTTCCTCTGCTGGTAATGGTGTATTGCCTTCAGCTACCCATGCAAGGTAGGCTTGGTAGTCTGTGTTGGCTGGGTCGAATGGGATGCAAGCACCATCTGTTGTGCGAATTACACAATTAACAATTTCATTAAATTCGTTTTTACATTGTTTATACATTTTATAACTCCGCAGAAGCAGTTAATACATCAGAAGCAGAACCATTACCATATACAGTAGGAAATGTTCCTGTGCTTCCGCTTGAAGTATTAAAATCTAGTTGAGTGCCACTTGTTGTTGGATTTGATGCGTTTATAGAATTTGCCGTGTAACTAGCAACACCAATTACTAAAAGTGAAAAAGTTGTTGTTTGTGCAATAGTTGGCGATGCCCGTTTTGCAACAGCAAAAGGGAAATTAAGAGTAAATAATGCAGAAGTTCTTGAACCTCCAACACCACTTCTTCCAAATATTTCAAAATACCTCTGACACAATGCTAACTCTTGACCATACTGACGATACTCATATCCAGTAGCACTACTTCCTACTTCTAGTTGAAGTCCTGTTAATTGCCATGTGGCGGCATTTGTGCCAACAACAGAAACAGAACCAGTTGGAACTACATAAACAGAACTTGTCCATGCGTTAGCCGCACCTTGTAGGGTTGAACCAACACCAAGTCCAAATTCAATTTGAATACCAGTTGTATTGTTTGTAGCCCATGTGCCAGTTGTATCGCCAGCAATAGTTACGCTAACTTGTGTCCAAGTATTTGCGGAAGAAATTGTGTAGCTAAAAGGATACCAACGATTGAACGAACCATTGGTTAATGAAGCACCAAAACTACCAGTTAATGATGATTTAATCCAAAAAGAAACAGTAACAGTTTTAGCGTTAGCAGTTCCCCATGCTAAATCTGAAATGTTGTAACCTTCAATTCGTTGCTGAATACCTAATTCATCTCCTGAAGCTACCGAATATGCAGATAAAGAAGTAACTAAAAGGCTATTTACAAACCCAGCAGGTGCATCAGAACTTTGTGCAACGGAAAACTTTGAAGCGGCATTTGCTACTGTGCGATAGCGGTCAAGAGTGTAATCGCCAGCCGCAGGAGTAACTGTGCTTGTGCCGTTACGCTGACTAATCATCATTGCACCATTGATGAACCTATTTTTCATAATAGAAGCGTTACCAGCACCTAGCGAACTACCGCTAACTGAAGTGTTTATTACATCTGCCGAAACTTGTCCGTAAGCCATTATGCTAATTCCTCATCTGTTGGTCTATCTAGTGTAGGGTGTTCCCATTTAGCAATGTAATCGCCTTTGCCGTCTGAATCGTTTTGAAGTGTGATTACAGTCAAGAAATCCTGTTGTGTAAGGCTAGGATATAGAGCCATGATTTTTTCGTACATTATGCAGCCCTTATCATTGAACCATTAACCCAAGTTTCATTTGAACCTGAACCAATGACTATGCTTACTCCTACAATATAAGCATAAATTTCAATATAGTCAGTAGAACCATTAAAATAAACTATTGAAGAAATAGTTGAATTTGCATAATTAGTTGCAAACCAAACGCCTCTTTTATATTCTGAACCATTTTTAAAAATAGAAATAAGACCATTTGTTATAGTTCCACCAACATTATATCCACTATTAATTTGATAATAGCCAGCTACAGTAGGGGTGAAACGATAATTTGTAGTATTGTCAAAACAAGAGGCGGTATCAAATTCTTTAGCTTGAAAATTTAATTTAGTAAAAGTAGATGATGAAATGCTTTGAGTTGTATTAGCATAAGCGCTAAACGCTGGCATATTACCGCTAACCATTACTGTGCCAGTAGCGGCTGGAAGGGTCGCTGTGTTTGTTCCTGCGGCAGATGGCACGGTCAATGAAACTTGACCTGATGAATCGCCTGAAATGACTACGCTTGACATTGTTTTGTTCCTTTATGCCTAATAAATTCTTTAGGTAATGGTTTGTTTACTGAAGCATAAAAATCAATACACTTTTGGTCTGCTTCTTGTTTTGTTGCAAAATATCCCAAATAAATTCTTTTGCCATTATAAGATATTCGTGCTTTAAATGGGCGATTTCCTGTGCATTTTTCAAAATGCCAGCGTTTCATGGCTGTTTTACCGCCTTCTTTTTTGCATACAGGACATACAACATTTTGATGCTTATACCCAGCCAATAAGCCAATTCTTTTTTGACGAGTTTCTGGTGATTGTTTATAACCTTTTACACCAAGGCCTCCATTTGTCAAATTGACTAAATTTGCACCCATTTCTTTAAAGCATGAAATAAGCAATTCTTCGTGGCTTAATGCTTCTTCTTCTGTATGCCAATCTGCTAATATTTCAATAGAAATACCACGATTTTTAGCCACTACATCATGCCATTGATACCCTCTATCACGATAAGAATAAGCACGGTCATTTTTTCCCTTTCCTATATAGAAAAGGTCGCCTTTAGGAGTGTAATGGGCGTATGTGTAATACATTAAAGTATGACCCAGCGTTGTCCTGAGGGAATGGATACCGTAATGCCTGAATTTATGGTAATTGGCCCGACTGACTCAGCATTTTTGCTTGTGCTTAATGTGTAGTTTGTAGTTACTGTTACGCCATTTTCTACGAAAACTTGGTCGCCACCACCGCCTGTTGCGCCACCACCAATATTACCCCATGCGCCATTTGCATAGCCTTCAAAAGCGTTGTAATCGGTGTTATAACGGATTTCGCCAGCTACAGGACTTACAGGGCGTTGTGCAGTTGTGCCTTTAGGAATCAATACAAACCCTGTGGAAAGCATAGTCACATTACCAGTAAAGGTAGGAGTGACGAATTGGGCATATTCAACAGCATCACCAGCTACAGTAGCCGCACCCATATTGGTGACTTTATTAGTCCCCATTTGCAAATTGCCAGTAATCGGTGTTTGACCATCAGCAGCAATAGACTGAGTAAGCGCATTTTGAATGTCTGCAAGGGTATTATTAGCCCATGTAGACGATATAGTTGTGCCAGTTACTACTGGATTGCCAGCAGGTAGGCTATATGTACCGCTACCGTTTCTACTCATTATTTATTCTCCGATTTTTCTACTGCTTTTTGTGCGCCTGGTGCAGCTAAATACGGTGAGGATTCACGAATAAAGTCTGCCAATTTTTGTATGGATTCTGGGCGTTTTGCGCCAATCATTGTGACTAAGCTACGACCACCTGGAAGATATGGTGCAGAAGCTGCAGCGCCTAATAATGCGGCTGTTCCAGTAGCTATGGGATGCGTTTGTGCTGTTTGATAGCCTCCACCTCCCAATAAAGCAGCTAATGCAGTATTAACAGCTTGTCTGCCAGCAGTACCAGTATCAGGAATTTTGCTTGGCAATACTTGTACGCCAGCATCAGAAAGGTCTTGCATTAAAGCATTTCCAGTGGCTGTAGCACCTTTTCCTGAAGATTGGTCGGCTGATTTTACTGCTGCTGCTAATTGACTAGGGGTAAATCTTTCTTGTGTATTAGCCATAGAACCAGCGCTACGCAAGCGTGCAAAATTAGCAAAGCTAGTGTTAATTTTTCCTAGTTGTTCTGCAAACTGAGGGTTGTTTCTAGCTAAGTTTTGACGCAATTCACCTAAAGCGTTGGCATAGGCATCGCCCATCATTTTTTGGTCTGCATCTTGGCTTGCACGATAAGTTTTAGCTAGGTTACCAAGCTTTTCTTCAACAACTTTAAACGCTTCGCCTTTAATTTCACCGTTTTTATCTAATCTTTTGCTTACTACATCAAAAACAGTATCGGCTACTTTTTTTGCATTATCAGGGTCTATACCTTCAATTTGATTTTTAACATTTGAAAGACTTGTTAAAAATTGATTATCAGGTTTATAAGTTAATTTTGGCAATAATTCGTTATAAGCGCCAGAAATTTGATTTTTAACTGATTCCATGCCAGCACGACCCGTTTCTTCAGGTACTTTTCCGCCAATAGGTTCTAATGCCCTGCGATAAGAAGCTTTATTAAACTCTTCAATGCCTTTGGTTTTTGAATAATTAATAAGGTCACCAAGCAATGGCACGCTAGTTAATTTATCTTCTATTCTTTGCGGAATACCGCCCATCATTTGACCAGGGGTTAAATTAACACCTTCGCCAATTAATTTGCGAACAGCAGCGTCTAAATTAGGGCCTACAACATTGGCAAAAGTACGACCTAAACCAGTTCCTATAACTCCGCCACCAGCGCCAACTACTGCTTTTTGTGGTGCTTCAGCAAGCATATCAAGACCTGATTTACCTTGTTCATTAGGCGTTAAAACGCCCATCATTCCACCTATTGCAGAACTTTGAAGATAAGGCCCTAGTTTTGCAAAGCTAGGAATCATGCCAGCGCTTTTCATTAAAGCGCCACCACTTAACATTCCACCGCCTAATTGACCAGCGCCAAATGTAGTTGGATTGGCTTCTTGAAACGGTTTCATTCTGCGTAATACTTCATTAGAAAATTCGGCAGGCGCACCACCCATATACTGACCAGCAGCTAATAATGGTTCTGTAACACCTTTACCGCCACCAACAATAGCTGATTGATAGGCAGGTATTTCTCTTTTCGGTTGTGGTTGTTGTTCTGCTTGTGGCTGTGAAGCTTTAAGCATCAATAAACCTTCTGTTGATACTTTATTTAAATCGCCAGATTTAATAGCAAGCAAATCCTCAGTGGAAAGCTTGTTTAAATCAACCGCAGGAGATTGTGTTGGTTCTGCCATATTTATCTCTTATTTAATTGCGCCACGGCTTCTAAGAATTGCATCTAAAGAAGATGTATCAACATTACCTATGCCGCCAGCAGGTGCTGGTTTAGGCAATGGCACTTCAATGCTATATGGATATTGAACGCCATTTTGCATGGTTTGTTGAACAAGTCTATTGTGCTGTTCTGCTTTATTAATCAATACATCACGCATTACATTAACCACTCTTGGCAATGCTGATGGGTCAGTACCTAAGCTACCAATAGCATCTTTAAGTGCATTTTGCTGTGCCATTGTTGGGTTGGAGTCTGTCTTTTTAAGATTTTCCATAATACCCATGTAAGCAGCAGATTTAAATTCCTCAGTATTTTTAACTGCATCTGGGTTAATATTTGTGCCAAAGTTGTTATTAAGCAATTTAGCAATTTGCAATTTAGTTTCGCCACCAACACCAGCGTAAATAGGCTGTTGTGACAACTTAACCATTTTGTCCATATTTTGCAATGTAGACGGAATGTTTTGCAATGTTTCAAAGTTTTTCATCAAACCAGAAGCGGCTTCTTTTTGGATTTGTTCTTTGAACGGTAATTGATTTTGAACATTTAAAGATGTTCTAGAAGCGCCAGCGTTTGCAAGGCCAACTTTATAATCCAAGAAAGAACCTGGGAATCCTTGCGATTTAGCAAGTTCATAGCCAAGTTGGTCAGATGGTTTTTCAGGCATTAACTGCTTAAGAATGGTTGGCTTTAAATCTTTTCCAGCGCCATAGTAATTTGTTGGCGATTCAATTTCACGCAAAGCGGCAGCTAAATCAGGCGCAGTAGCAGGTTTTGCTGCTACAGGGGCTACTTGCTTATATTGTGGATTAAGAGACATATCTGCGTTATACATATCAGCAGTAGTTTCTTTTGTCATTTGACCGCTAGGGCCTTGAATACCACCTTCCATTCCTGGTGTTGCAGGAGTGCCGAGAACTTTATTAAGAATTGCTTGTTCTGAAGCATTTTTGTTTTCACGAATCTTTTGCGCTAACTTAGCAGCTTCAGTATCCCCTTGTTTTGCAAGGTAAGCGCCAGTCAGCATATTGGCTACTGGTTGCAAGTTTTGAAAAAATGAAGTTGGCACATAACGACCACTAACCATTTGGCCTTGTGGTTGCTGTTGACCTTGTTGCATCAACATTGTAGCCATTTGTTGTTGGCGACTTAATGCTTGTTGCTGTGCAAAATCTTCTGGAGACATTGTTCCAGCTTGGGCTATGTTTAATTCATTAGTTGCCATATTAGTCGCCCATTCCACCAGTTCCGCCAAACGCTTGATTCCAAGTAGCCGCAGCAGGCGCTGCATTACCAGAACTAACCAAGTTTCCGCTATCATCGTAAACATTGCCAGTAACACCGCCATTAGTCATTCCTGGACTCATGCCGCTATTACCAAATTGATTTTGACCTTGTTTGCCACGCAACATAGCAGCCATAGCTAATGGGTTCATACCACCCATTGAACCACCATGTTGTTGACCAGCCATCTGATTGTTCTGCATTTGTTGTTGCAAAGCAGCGTTTTGGTTTTGCTGTTGTTGTGCAATATTTTGAAATACAGGACTTAAACCTTGGTCTTGTTGTTGAAAATATGGGCTTACTTGTGAAAAGTAATTGTTATCCATTTAGCACTCCATAATTAACCATTTTGTACCCATCTGGGCGTGTGACAACAGCTTCAGGCTTAACCATTTCAACTTCTTGTGCCATAACACCAATAAACTTGCCATGACCTGCTTCATCTTTCCACTCTGGTTTGTATTCGTATTCGTATACAGGTAATCCGTTAGGCAACCAACCAATAGCTTTAATATTTTCTTTTGTGCGAATATCTGACATGATTGCAGCAGCGCCCAATGTTCCACCTAAACCCATTAATCCACTGTTCATGCCTTGTTGCGCTGCTTGTTGGGCATTAAAGCCGCCCATTTGTGCGTTATAACCCATTTGTGCTGCGCCTAATAAATCAGGGCCAGAAGTAGTAGCTTGTTGGGCAGAATTTACAAAAGAAGGGTTTTGAACTTGTGAACCGCTACGCAATGCGCTTAAAGTATTAAGTGGTAACTGATAATTGGTAAGCGCTTGGTTGTAAGCTTGTTGATTTGCTTGTTGACCAACACCAAAACCTTGGGTTGTAGCGCCCAATAACAAATCATTTTCTTTTTGTGATTGTTGACGCATAGCATTGTCATAGGCTTTTGTCCCAGGAACTACGCCTTGATTTGCTAACTGTGATTGTGTTGATTCACGACTTTGTGCAATTTGTGGGGCAAGACGCTGCATATAAGCATCTTGATAAGACTGCCCAGGATTCATGCCAGTAGAAGGTAAATTAGGGTCAAAAGTTTGACCCATTGTGTTTTGGACTTGTCCTAAAGCAGCATTAATTGTGCTTCCTAAACCAAGACTTGCGTTGTTTTGATTGTTTAAAAGCTGTTGGCCTACATCAGAAAGTGATGTGGTAGCAGTCCAAGTAGGATTGCCATAAGGGTCTGTACCATTAATACTGTAATCAAGGTTTCCATAAGGAGTAACTTGATTTACACGATTGGCAGCCGTAGCAGCCCTTGCAGCGTCAAGATTGCCTGAAGCTGTAGCATTTGCTGCTGCTGTATAGTCAGGCGCTGCTGGCGCACTTGGCGCAGGCCCTAATCCTAAAAATCCACCACCACCCATGTCATTCTCCTCTTGCTGTCCTTAAAGGGCATTTGATGTCTAACCAACGACAATCTTCACGCCTCATAGCCATTATCACTAAGTCACCATCCATGTGTGCGTCAGGGATTTCGGCTATCACTTTAAAACCAAGGTGTCGGTTCAATCTTAGGGCTGCGTCATTATCTCCGCAAACTTGCCCTAGTATAACGCTAACTCCTAGTTTATTAAAGGGATAATCGAAAGCCGCCCACAACAAATCACGGTTCATCCAATTAACTTCATCTACTGCCGCAATGTGCATTTGGCACGCTTTTGGCATAAAACTACAAAATCCTACAACTGCTGCTAAATTGCCATCAATTTCTTGACCTATACATACTGTTTCTGTTGGCAAAGGGTAGTTCATCATTCTAACCAGCCAATCCCCCATATATTGCTGGTTTTCTGTTGTCACTCTACGCATTACAGTACGCCACCTCGTTCCATTACATAATCGGTTGAAGCCCAATGCAATTCAATACCAGCAGAGGCCACATTCATATTGACTGAACCACTAAAGCCCAATCCTGTTACACCTTGCCAAATTTTTGTAGTTACAAGCTGACCACCCCAGTTTTCCTCATCCCATTTAGCAACATCCCATTTACCTACTTTTGAGGCATTAGGATTAAACGCTATTTGGTTTGTCAAAGGAGTGGTATCAAAATCTACTGAAATACCGCATAGAACAGTCGGTATGCCATTGTCTGTTTGAAGAATAGGTCGGACTAAAGTAAAGCGCTTTAATTGCCCTGGGCTGTCAAAGTAACTATACGCTTGTTGTGCTGTTGCAACAATGTTATTACCATTATCAGAGGTTGTATTGTAGAACTTACCAACATAACCATCACCGCCAAAGTGCATATCGTTGTCGCCTGAAACTTCCCAGCAATATCCTTCAATACCTGTAAAACGACCCCAAGCTTTAGTAATGGTGTGCATTACATACTGTTCCATTCCTGTATCAGTAGGAATAGATAATATAAGCATATTTTCACTAGCAAAATAGTTAATTTGCCAACCAAAAAGGGCGTAATAATTGGTTGCTGCTTGACTTACAGCATAGTAAATTTTGTCTGTGAGGTTAATTCTAGGGTCTAAGCGGCTTGATTGAAGTGCAGAAGCCAAAGGCACTAAACCATCTTGCGTAAGCAACAAAAGGTCGCCAGCCCATTTAAAGAAACAGCGCCTATTAAAAGTTTGACCTAATTGCCATACGCCTTTAAGTAACCATGTGTCAGCCGTATTTGGGTCTGTGCCGTTATAAACGATGACCTCGCCCATACTGGTTACAAATACAGCATAGTCATCAGCGCCTTGTCCAGCGTCTAATGTCCATGTTCCCATAGCTTGTAAATAACCAGAATTTCTAGCAATTCCACCAAAAAACAAAGGTGAAGCTTCACCACCAATAGCATCTACATCCAAATACCAACAAGTTAAGCTGTCTTTTTCGGTGAAATATAAGCGGTTTTTAAATAGGTTTACATTGACAAATTTGCTTGAATCAATGGTGTAAGTAGTGCCGCCAACAGTTGCGCCAACAATACCAATAGTTGTATATGTTCCTACTACTGTAGCATTAGCCGCAGGGGTAGAAGCCATTGTGTAAGTAAAGGTGCTTGCGCCAGTCTTGGTAATGACATAAGTGCCGTTATATTCGCTAGAAGTAGCGCCAGAAATGGTCACTCTATTGCCTGTAATTAATCCATGAGGCGCAGCAGTTGTAAGCGTAGCTACAGCGCCAACATGGGTAATACTGCTAATTGTTTGTGCAGTTGTTGTGCTTGCAATATAAAACCAATGCGTTCCGTCAAACACCATTGTTGGGTCTACACCATTACAAGCCACTAAAAAATGACCTGCTTGGTTTGTAAGGTTTACAGATTGAAATTTGTCGTTAGTAATACCGCTAAAAAACTCTACAGCAGTAGATGGTTTAGCGTCATAAATCTTATTTCCTGCTGCGGCAAATAACCTGTAACCAGCAGCTAATGAACTATCTGAATAATTCATTAAAGTATTAACTTTACCTGTAATGCCTGTAGAAGCTTTTGTATAGCCTTTTCTAAGGGTTACATCTGTAGGTGTAGGAAAAAAGTTAACCAACTGCACAGCGTCAGTTGGCGACATATTTGCCAAAGAATCCCTAGCGTTCCAGCCGCCAATAGGCGCTGGGGCTGAAGTTGTTACCGCATTTCTACGCTGAGGTGTTGCCATAATTAGCTTCCATAACCAGTATCAGGAATATTGGCATAACCAATAAGCACCTTACTTGGATATGGTGCAAATGACAGATTTGGCGCACCTTTTTCGTTTGCTTTGATAATAGACAGATAACGGAAATAGTCTTGTTGCAAAGCAGTTGTATCAAAGTTTTTAACTTGGAAATACTTTAATTTTGTGCCTAAAACCATTAAACGGTCATCGTACACAGTCGTGTCTGAGTCTGCTGTAAAGCTGTTTTTTATTTCGTTTGTTGCGCTTCTTGCCCAGCCTTTAGACTTGTATTCCCAACCTAAATACTCATTAGTATTCATTGGAGGCCATACTTGGAATTGGTTGTCAAAAATACGCCAGCGAATACGAGGGCCAGTTGAAATATAACCAGACTTTAGCCATTGCCATTGCTGTGGGTCTTCAGGCCCTAAAGCTTCCCAATGTTTTGTTTTATCCCATTGAGTGCGGTTGGTAATAGACTCAAAATCAGGTGGCAAAGAATAAGCAGTTTGCGCCAATACAATAGCGCCATTTCCTGTGCCAGAAGCCATCTGACTCATGGTAATAACTTGACCATTTACAGACACAACATTGGTATCTTGGTTAATGTTAGTGCCTGTAATCTGCCATTGTTTGTCAACAGCAGTAAGGTCAACACCTGGGTCTACAGTCAGCAATACAGAACCGTTTACAGAGGTGGCATTACAGTTAATAGCTTGTGTGTAGAAACGATATTGCACTTGCAAAGCCTGCCATTCGTACTCTTTTACCATGTCATAGCCAAAGCCATTCATCAGCGCAAGAATTTGCTGGACATCTTGGGAAGTGTTGCCAGCTACATAGGTAGGAACAGCCAAGTTTAATTCGGCTGCTGTTTGCTGAACAAGTTGCAACATCGTTTGGGACATATTAAGCCTCGGCTACTTTAGTTTTGCGTGTTTTGGGTGTTTTTTCCGCTACAGCCGCAAGTATCGCTGACATTTGTTCCTGCATAGCTGCCAGCTTCGCCTCTGTTTCAGCCTTGATTTTATCATTTTCTGCACGAAGTTCTTGCAATTCTTCTTCTCTTTGGGCAGTTTCTGCTGAATCTGAAGCTAAATTCAAAAATGACTTGGCTTTTTCACGGAAAGAATGAGGCGACATACCTGCAATCATGCCAATACGCTGTAATTGCTGGTCTGAACAGTTAGCAACATCTTCTACTGTGCGAAATTTAATGCCTTTTAACTCATCGGCTTGACTACGAGTAATTAAAGGCCATTGTTCAATAGGAGTGCCAATAATCATTTCTTGACCTGCTACTTGATTCTGATAGTGCATCCATTGGCGTGGAAAGCGTGCTTTATGTGAATTATTTGCGTATGTGTCAATCTCAGTTAAAGCGTCTCCTGGGACACAAATACGGACAAAATCAAATTCTTTAAAAATCGGTCTACCTGCTGCAATGGACTCATCTTTTTGTTCCATAGACCGTTTATAGAATGTGACTGCTAATTTTGAATCTGCACCTTGCATATCTGATTCGATAGCCATTTAAATCTCCTAAGTGGTTAGGGTTATTAAAAAAATAAAAGGGACTCCCATTTTGAGGGAATCCCAGTTTTACTACATATTCTTCAATTTAAAAGGGATAACCTATTAAACAGAAGCGATAGAGAACCAGCCAAAATCACCAGAAGCCATAGAGGTTGCAGTGAAATATGAACCAGCGCCCAAAGTTGCTTGGAATGTAGAAGCATTAACTACCACAGTAGCTGTAGAAGCTGCAATAGCTGCACCAGCTTGTGCGAATACATAACGCTTACCATCATTACCAAATACTTGTGTACCTAATGGGCCAAAAGCTGGAATATTGATAGCTGTTGTACCTTCGGTGTATGAAAAAGAAACTGGAGTTGTACCGTTAAGGTTAATTCCAGATAGGGGGGTTACTGAATATGCCATGATTTATTTCCTTAAATTAAATGAGTAGACAAACAATAGAAAGGGCTTTCGCCCAATCTATTAGGTTGTCAACAAGCCTTGTAGGAAGCTGTTAGATGTTGTCAAGTTACCAGCCCAACCGTACAACTTCACGATTGCGTCTTGGTTGATAGCTTGGCGTTCACCACCGATAGGTACAAAGTTGCGTTCCTTATGTGGGCGCAAGAAGATGTAGTTAGTGTTCAACAAATACATATATGTATCTGTTTCTTGTGAACCATAACCACCACCGAGTACCACATCAGCAGATGTACCACCACCGTAGAACTTCAATGAAGCGAAACCAGCAGCGCCAGACTCTTCAGAAGCAATACGCTGAATAGCTTGCAATGCGCCAACATAATATTGATACATTGTGTTACCAGCAACGATAAGGTCAGCTTTGTCTGTGCCACGAATCTGCTTGATAGCAGCTTCTGTCATCTTAGCCAAAATTGTGCCTGAAGTAGCGCCAGTAGTGATTTGGTTTTGCCAAAAAGTCCAGTTAGCACGGTTAATACCACCGTAAGTACCAGATGTTGGAACAGCAGCAACAGCAGCGCCCAAACCATCCAAGTTCTTACCACCGTTACCAGTACCATCACCATACAAGTCACCAGAAAT